CCCTGAGCGGCCAGCCAGTCGCCGTCGGCCAGCCGGGTCAGGCTGACAGGTGCAGCGGGCAACCGCCAGCCAGCGGCCGCCGCCTCGCTTCGCGGCCCCCACTGCCCTGCGTTGACCGCGAGGCACAGCCCGCCCGCCTTGGTGGCGGCCAGTGACGCGGCGAAGAACAGCTGCCCGGACAGCTGCAGCTCGCGCACCAGGATCTGCGCGCCGTTGAGGTAGAGCCGCAGCTGGCGAGGGGTCGAGAACACGACCTGCAGCCCGACAATGTCGCCGTGGGTCACCGCCGGCAGGCCAGTGGCGATCGCTCCTCCGGCCTGCAGCAGGCGCCCGGCGTCGAGGTCCCAGCCGATGCTGGCGAGATCCGCACCCAGCGCCTTATTCAGCGCTGCGTGGCCGGTGGCGAAGCCTACGAGGGCTGCAAGGGCGTCATCGCCCCACGCCGCAAACTCCACGCCCACCGTCCCGGCATTAAGGCCGAAGTCGGAGCGCGCGTGGCTGGCCAACGTGGTGGCGCCGGTGGTGGCCAGGGTAAGCCCGCCATCTCGCGCAGCGAGTAACGGACCAATGGGCGTGGCGGCGAACCGCCCGAAAGTGTCGGTCATGGTCATCCCAGTCCATCGAACCAGTCCTGCGCCTCGTCCTCATCGGACCGTGGCACGAGAGCGTCGAGGTAGTGCTGAAAGGAGCGCTTTGTCCCGCCCTGGCTGTGCGAGGCGGTTATATACGCGGCGAAGGCAGCGGGCTTGATGTACAGGCTCACAGGGTCGATGGGGTTCCGCTTGTGGAACTCCCACCATTCCAGGAACTCCCGGCGCGACATGCTCGCCTGCAGCTCCGCCACCGTGCGATGCAGGTGGCCGGCGAGGACCTTCCAGAACCAGTCCTCGCCGCGCTGCCTTAGCCGTTTCCCGCGTCGGCCTGAGCTTGCGCAGCATCCTCGCCGAAGCCGGAATGCTTCATGGCCACGCGCTGCAGCTCAGCGGCAACCAGCGGCTTGAGCTGGGCGGCCTGCGTCACGTTCATGACCGGTTTGCCGTCCTCGTCGCAAATGGTTGCCGCGATCAGCTTGGCGCGGTCGCCTTCACCCCACAGCTTGCGGAACTCCGCATCCGGCAGCTCGCGGACATGGAACTGCGCCTTGGCTCCGTTGGGCAGGGTGATCGTGTCGGCGTGCACGTCCTTGGACGCGAACATGCCCAAGTTGGTGAACGACTGCAGGACGCTCAGAGGCTGCTGCGGCAGGGCTTGGGGGGTGTCGTTGGTCTTGCTCATTGGCCGTTTCCTCGAATGGCGACAGGGCGCGCGGGCCGCGCACGGCTAACACGCGGAGGATCCGCGCGCCCCGTCAGAGAGATGGCCCGCCGAAGCGGGCCTGGGTGTACGCCGTTGCCGCAGCCTTACGGCGCCGGGCGGTGCGTGGTGACGGCGCCGGAGCCGCGGATGGTGATCGTCGCCTTCCAGACGTCGTTGTCCTGGCTGGTCACCGCGAAGTTCTGCACGAAGCCGTCGAACTGCTTGGACAGCACGTCAGTGGGCGGGGTGATCTTCCCGGCGACTGCTGCCGGCTTCGCCGCTCCTTCGGTTTCCGACTTCGGCGCGGTCACCAGCCAGTTCACGACGGCACCGGTCTCATGCAGCTCTTCCAGCTTCTCGTGGTCGACGCTGTCGTAGATGATCTCGATGCTGGTGCTGCCGGTCTGCTTACGACCGGCGACGAACTGGTCCCAGTCGTCGTCGTAGTCGGAGATATCGATCTCCGATGCCTGGCCATCGGGGAAGCCGACCGAACGCAGGCGGGTCACCTTGATGACCTCGGCCGCGCCGATGGCGACGAACAGCTGGGAGTGCTTCGACTTGATTACCTGTCCCATAGGGATTTCCTTGCGTTGCGCCCGTCGCCGGGCATGAAAAAGGCCCCTTGCGGGGCCGGTGGGTTGCCGTTGTACCGATCAGCGCAGCTGCAGCAGCCGCACGTCGAATGAAATGCCCATCGCATCCGTGTCGTCGCTATCCGGCGTCGGGTTGTACGACTCGATGCTGCCCACGCGCTCCACCACATCGCGGATGGCGACGGCAACACCGTTGGCTTGGCTGAGGTTCTCGCCCCATACGGTCAAGCGGACCCGCCAGCCGTCAGCCGGCGGCGCCTCGGACAGCATCGCGGTGGGCGAACCGCCGACCACTTCCCACGTCGAGTAGGGCAGTGCGGCATCCTGCGGCGCGGTGCCCGGCCACAACCGGATCGGGTCGCCCAGCACTTGCCGAACGGCTGCATCACCCTGCAGCAGAGACTGGATCAGGGGAACCATCATCGCCAGCCATCCTTCTTCAGCTGCTTGTCCAGCGCCGCCCAGGTTTCATTGATGATCACCTGCGCCGCCTCCGGCCCCTTGGCCTCGCCTGCCGGCGTGAGGAACGGCTCGGCTCTCATCTTCCTGGTGCCGAATTCCTTGAAGCGCCAGTAATAGGCCCAGCCCGCCTCCTCATAGACCTTCCCGACGCGGCCGCGGCGCCGGTTGCGCTTGGTGTTGGCGTACTTGCGGCGGCGACCGGTCTTAACTCCAACCGTGAAGTACTCACCACCTTGGCCAACACCAGCGCGCTGCCGGTTCTTGGTGTTCGCTCTGCGCGTCACGATCTGCGAAGCCATGAACCCCGATGCTCTCGGAGCCCGCCGCCGGGCGTCGTCGCGGATGACGTTGCCGCCCTTGCGCATACCGGCTTGCACGGCTCGCCCTTGAATCGCCTTGGGTGCCTCCCGCAGTGAACGCAGGAGGCCGTCCAGGCCGTCGATCTTCACCTGCTCAGCCATCGGACACCCCAGCATCGACCATCAGCGTGATATGCCCGCGTGCCGTCGCATCCGGCAACACCGCACGAATCGCGTACATCCGCCCGTCGAACACCACGCGCATGGTCGGCACTACCCCGGGCAGGTAAGGGATCTCGATGCGTGCAGTCACTTCTCCATGCTCTGCCGAGGCCGCAGTGAACTCTCGACCCGAGAGCGGCACTACTTCTGCCGGTACGTCAGCCCGCCACGAGCGCCATTGCTTCTTGTCCCCGCCGAGCGGATCGCGCACCGGGCCGTAGTCCTGAAGCTCGATGCGATGCCGGTACTTGCCCGCCCGTCTCATGGCAGCACCCGGCGGTAGGGGAACATCAGCCGGTCCAGCGTCGGGTTCTCAGCCAGCTGCGAGCCGGCCACCACTGCCTCACGGTTGGCGTACAGGTCACCCAGCAACAACAGCACGGCCGCGCGCAGCGGCCCCGGAAGCGGGCCAGGTGCAGTCGTGAACTTCACCGGATAGACGCCCGGCTCACTGTCGAGCGTGGCTGGCTCGATCGGCAGCGGAGAACGGCCCTCGCCGACCGGCGTCCACTCATAGGACGCCGCTGCCAAGGCATGGCCCGTGGTGCGCTCCACCGACTCACGCGCGGCCGTGATGAAGGCGCTGATCAGCGTGTCGTCGGCATCGTGGATAACCACCAGGTGCGCCTTCGCCTCACTCAGCGACACGGGTTCCTCTGCCGCTGGGGTCAACGTGCGCAGCATGGGTCATTCCTCCGGCGTGGCCGACTTGATGGCGTTGGGGTGGGGGTCGATCAGCCCGCCAAGGCGCAACGCCTCAACGTGAGCCGCTTCAACCTGGATCACATCGCCGACCTTGCCCAGGTGGTTGTCGCTGAGCACCAGCGCCGGCACGGTTTCACTGTTCGACGGAGCCAGTTCTTCATCCGGTGGCAGCGCGTCGTCGTCCGTGTCCACGGTTTCGGGCGCCGGGCTGTTTCCACCCTCATCCGCCTCCGGCTTGCCGACAGCGGCTACCGCGTCAGCCTCGGGGCTTTCGGCGTTCGGCTGTTCGCCCTGGCCGGTAGCTGCGTCGGCCACGGTAGCGGACGCTTCCGGCGCATCGAGCGGACTGCCGGCTGCCGGCGCTGGGGTGTTCTTCTGCTTTGCCATGATCGTCTCCAAGGGACGCCCCAGATGGGGCGCCCCTCCGTTGGTGGACCGAGGCTGTTAAGCCACGGCGCCGTGCTTGAAGGTCTTCACCGCGCCGCCCACGTCGACCAGGTTGCCGCCCGAGCGCATCCAGGCCATGAAGCCCACCTGGCCCTTCTTCACGTAGGCCGAGTCGTTGAAGCGGAACAGGGTCACGGACATCACGTCGCGGATCTTGTAGTAGCTGAAGTCACCGAACGCGATCGACGTGGCGCCGGCTGCCGGCGCCGGAGCGTGCTGGTTGATCTGGATATCGCGGTTCAGCAGACGATCCGGCGCGCCACCCGGGTTGCCCTGCTCGTAGCCCGGCACGAAGATCGGCCGGCCCTGGTCGTCCTTCACCTTGCGGATCAGCTTCAGCATGTCGTCGTGGAACATCCACTTGGCCAGCTGGCGATACGCCGGATCGACGCTGTGCTCCAGGTCGACCAGGTCGTCGTAGGTGACGATCGGCAGCGCCGAGACAGCGCCGATCTTGCCCACCGTCGCGGCAGTAAAGGCGCCCATCGGCTGGCCAACGCCGGTGCCGACAGAGTAGTGGCGGTTGGTGACGCGGCCCAGGCGGGTCTGCAGGCGCTTCTCGATGAAGCCGGCGATATCGGCCGTGCTGTCCTGCAGCAGCTCCCACGGCACGGTCACCACCTTGGAGCTGTACTTGTACACCTGCAGGCCCTTAGTGCCGAAGGCCACATCCTGGTCGTTCGCCGACTGGTTTTCAGCGACCAGTTCGCCCTCTTCGGAGGTGCCATCGCTGGTCGGGTACTGCATCGGCTCACCGCCGGCAGTGCTGAACACATCAGCCACCTGGCGCATGCCGCCGAATGCCTTCAGGGCATCCAGGATCTGCTCGGCCAGCGTGGTCGGAACGGTGTAGCCGCCCTGCTCCGGGTTGACGGCCGGGTTGCCCGACATGGCCGCGTTGACCTGCTTCCAGTCCTCTGCGCTCAGGGCGCTGTCACCGCCACGCGCCCAGCGGTCGAACAGGCGCTCCTCGTTGGAGAGGTCACGGCCGCCGCGGTTGGCAGTGTCGTGCTCACGCACGCCCTGTTCGCGCAGTGCCTCGTCGGCCGTCAGGTCCATGACCTTCTGATGACGCTCGATCGCCGCGTCGATGCGCTCGATCTCGGCGATGTTGTTGTCGTACTTGGCCTGGTTCTCAGGCGTCCACTTGTTGCCGTCACCGGTGCTGGTGTCGAGCAGGTTGCGGGTTTCCTTTGCCAGCGCGGTGCGGCGCTCCCGCTCGGCCTGAATGTTGAAGGGCATTGGTGATTTCCTCGTGTCGAAAAAAAACCGCCTTTCGGCGGTCGGGATGAACTGCGGGCGGGAGTCGCTTACGCAGCGGAGCGTTCCAGCAGCGCCAGACGGCGCGACAGGTTGGCCTTGTGGGCGGCGGCGGCGGCGCCGTCGTCGGGTTCGGGGGTACGGTTGGCCAGTGCGGCAGGTGCGTTGTCGTAGGCGGACAGATCCCAGGTGTTGGATGCCTTCTTCTTGCCGACGACCTCCACCACGCGATCAGCGAAACCGTGTTCCTTGGCTTCGTCGGCCGTGAACCAGGTCTCTTCGTCCATCCACTGGACGATCTGCTCCTGATCCTTCCCAGTACGGCGGGTGTAGTCGCCGGCCAGCCCGGTATCGATCTTGGCCAGCAGCTCACCGGTCTTGGTCATATCGGCCTTGTTGCCGATAGCGACCGTCCAGGCGTTGTGGATCATGAAACCGGCGCCCTGGCTGATCTCAACCTCATCGCAGGCCATGCAGATGCCGGTGGCAGCCGAGGCCGCCAGTCCATCCACGTGGGCGATCACGGTCGCCTTGTGCTGTGCGATGGCCGTCATCATCGATCGGGCCGCAAACACGTCACCGCCGGGCGAATCGATGCGCAGATGGATCACGTCCGCGTCGATGCCGGCCATAGCCTGGGCAAACATCGTCTCGTCAATGTCGCCCCACCACCCGCCGATGACGCCGTGCAGGTAGATCGTGGCCTCCTTGCCTTCGGTCTCCGCCCGGATGGGCTTGGACTGGCCGGCGTTGTTCTTGGCCAGCTGCAGCAACTTAGGAATCGGCATCTTCAGGGTTCCTTTCAGGGTCGTCGCTGTCCGGCTTCGCCGGTGGCGCGGGGTCTTTCGGTTGGTAGAGCTTGTCGCCGCCCTCGATGGGAGGCAGGTTCTTGAGGCGGCGGACTTCGTTGACGACCATCCAGCCTTGGGTGCCAGGGCCACCCAACGCCTTGCTGAAGTACTCGGCCTGCGTCTTCGAGTCGCCGGCCATGAACATGTCCACGTTGTGCTCAACGAAGTAGCGCGGAGTGCGGAACAGCTTGCGGTTCAACTCGTCCTTGATCCGCTTCAGGTGCGGGCCCAGCGTGTACTTCACGAAGCCGATGCCCATGCTCTCGATGCCACTGCCCCAGCTGGTCGCCTTGGTGGTTTCACCGATCATGTGGGGCGGCACACCGAAGGCGCGGGCCACATCGATCACCTGCCACTGCCGGGACTCCAGCAGCTGCTGGTCGACCGCCGACATAGTCAGCTCGTGTACCTCCAGCCCCTCGGTCAGGACCAAGGGGATCCGACGGTTGCCCTGCACCCCGCCGTACTTCTTGACCCAGGCGTCGCGGAAATCATCCTGCTGCTCCTTGGTCATCTTGTTGGGCGTTCGGATGGCCACTTCGGGCTTGCCGCCTTCGCTGAAGAACTTGCCGGCGTGCTCGTCACCTTGGATGGCGATGCCGATGCCGTTCCGAGCGCCCCACTGGATCACCGACATGCCGTGCACGCCGTTGAAACCGAAGCCGGGGAAATGGAGCACGTCGTCCTGGTCGACGGTGAAGTACCCGTCCGCATCGTGGAACGTGTACTGCAGGCGTGTCGGCTCCCGCGGGCTGGTTTTCTCCTGCTTGAGGATCATCACCCTGTCGCGTGGCCAGGGGATCAACCCGGTCGCCACCCCGGCACGGTTGCGCGTCACATACACCACGCCATCACCGCGCAGCAGCATCTGGCCAACGATGAACTCCCAGCCGGTGGCGCTCGACCAGCCGGAGGAGAACTGCTCGTTCAGCAGCCACCAGTAGTCGTGCTCCGCCCGCTTGCGATGGCCATCCACCCGCTCAAACACTGGCAGCGGCAGCTGGGCGATCGCACCAGCAAGCAGCGAGACGGCGGCAAACACCGCCGAGACCCGCATCGCTGATTCCGGGCTCACCACGGCGCCGGAGGCCGTCGTCGGATTCCCGAACACCTCGAACATGCCCATGCTGGAGGACTGGATCACCTCGCCGTCGACCAGGTTGCTGATCGTCGGCTCGATACGGTCGCGGGTATCGGCCCGCCGGTTCTTCTCGAATAGTCCGAACATCAGTCGATCACCACGAAGCCTTGTTGGGTTGTGCCGGTGTCCCGCGCCTGCATGGCGCGGCCCAAGGCCATGATTAGCGCCACCGCGCCGTCGATCTTGCTTTCCATTTTTTCCTTGCGGGGATAGACGTGTTCCTTGGCATCCACGCGCGCCACTACATTGCCCATCATCCAGGTCATGGCCGCGTTGCCGTCGTGCCACAGGCGCCGCGACAGAATCAGGGCTTCCACTTCCTTCATGGGCTCGGAGAGGTTGCGCACTGACTGCGCCATCTCCACGGTCGGCAGCCCTTCCTGTTCGAGGCGCGTCATCAGGTACGCCGCTTGGGCCGGGTCAAAGGCAATGTCCCGCACGTCGACGCCCTGTGCCGCAAGCTCTTTCAGCTCCTCTTCGATGAACGCGTAGTCCGTCATGTTCCCCGGCGTGGACACGATCAGCTCGTCCAGCAGGAACTGCTGGTACTTCTCGTTTTCCTCCACGGCCGACTCCGGCACGTAGAACCGGGGAATGACGTAGTAGCTATCGCCCTTCTCGAACAGCAGCACCACGGCAGCCACGTCCAGCTTGGATGCCAGATCGACGCCGACCCAGCACGGACAGCCCGCAAAGTCGGACACCTCAAACCGTCGCTTCTGCCGCTGCCAGGCCAGCATGTTCATCCATGCCAGCTTGGCGCCGACCCAGTCGTTCAGGTGCTTGGTACGGAACGCGCTTTGCTTACTGGCCGACCGCTTTGCCTTGGCGAGCTGGTCGAGCAGGAACTGCTCAAACACGGAAACGCCGTAGTTCGGGTTGGCCTTGCGCAAACTCGCCGGATCGTCCCAGCGGTCGCCCTCGTCTATACAGTAGATCGCCGCGAAAACCGTCTCGTCAGTCACCTCACCGCGCAGGATGCGGATGGCATCGCCCCGCATCTCGAAGCATGGACCGGAGAGGTTGGTGCCCGCCGTGGTGATGATCGACAGCAGGGGTTGCTCGCGCGCGCCCATGCCGGTTTCCATGGCGTCGACCATGTGGTCATCGTCATGTTCGTGGTACTCGTCCACCAAGGCCGCATGCGGGCTGGAGCCGTCGCCAGGCTTGCCGATCATGGTCTCGAACTTGGACATGTCCTCCATGACGAACAGCGGCCCCGGGTTCTTCGGGTTGCCCGCCTGTTCGATACCGAAGCGGGCGCGCAGGGCCGGTAGTTTCTGGACCATCTGCCAAGCCGGGCGGAACACCTCGTACGCCTGTTTCTCGCTGGTCGCGCCCGAATAGACCTCCGCGCCCGCCTCGCCGTCAGCGCAGAACAGGTACAGACCTCGGGCAGCCAGTCGCAACGACTTGCCGTTCTTGCGCGGGATCTCCTCATATGCGCGACGGAATCGCCGATGGCCGGTCTTCTTGTGGACCCAACCGAACAGGTTGCACTCGATGAAGTGCTGCCAGGGCTCCAGCACCAGCAGGCGCTTCTGTGCCGCCCACTTTCCTTTCGTGTGCGGCATCTTCTCCATGAACCGCACCGCGCGGTCCGCCTTCTCGGCGTCGTACTTGTAGGGCCAGTCGGCCCCCTTGCGCTTCAGGTCATCCAAGAACCGCTGGCACGCCAGACGGATGAACTCGCCGGCCGGGATCTTTCCTGACGTGACGCCCTTGGCGTATGCCTTGGCTGATTCGCTCGGCGTCATGGATCAGAACTCGTCGAATGGGTTGCCCTCCGGGGTCTTTTCGGTCCCCAGCTTCTGACGGTCAGCCGGGGTCAGGCCCAGGCGGGCCAGGCAGCCGATCAGGTGGGAGTACTTGGCCGCAACGAACTCGCCGCGGTTGGCACGGAACTCGGAAAGCAGCGATGACGCCACCTCCATGATGAAACGGTCGGCGCTGGTCAGGACGCCAGGCAGGGCGCACTTCTCCAGCTCCTTCCAGACCACCGCGACCTCGTCCGGCAGGTGGCCGGGCACCTTGCCCAGGGCCTTCCCCGCCTTTGGCACCTCAGCCCTGTAACGCTGCGGGTTGCGCTTGTCCGCCCCCTTGAGCTTTGCCAGCTCGGCTGGCTGCTTGTGCCTGGCCATCGCCGGTCAGCTCCAAATCCAAAATTCAAATTCTGTGGACGCGAGAAGAAAGGGGGGCCCGCGTATCGGGCGAGGAAGGCCCTCAACTTTGACCCTCCCCCCTCCCATTTCGTTCATTTTTTCTGTGGATAACTCGCGCCTCGTTCAGCTCCGCCGTGCTAGCGGGCATCCCTACCGAACCCGCCGTTCTCACGCGCCGTCTTGGCGCTATGGCACGGCCGGCACAGCGGCTGCAGGTTGCTGTCGGCGTTGTTGCTGTCGTCCCCGTCGATGTGGTCGACCTCGGTGGCCGGCCGCACCCTGCCCTGCCCAGCGCAGCATCTGCACAACGGCTCACGAGCCAGCACCACCGCACGGAGCCGGCGCCACAGCGAGCAGTTGGTGGGCAGGGCGCGGCGTGCCTGCCTCTTGCGGACCTGGGCGGTGGTCTCCTTGTAGGGGCGCCAGCCGGCCGCACGGTGCTGGGGTGGCCGGGTTGGCATCAGTAAGGCTTCCCGTCCAGGTCGACTCGCTCCGGCTCGGCAGGTTCGTGAAGCACCGGGGCGCCGGCCTCCACGCCCAGCAGCTGCGCAACGGACTGCACCAGCAGGCCAAAGTGAATTGACAGCGCGGCGAGATGCGTGGCATGCGGCCAGATGAGCCAGAACAGTCAGTAGAAGC